GACTATTGGGATCAATTAGCAGTTGGAATTTAGGTTGTTCTTCAATTCTTACTGGCTCCCAACCTTCTCGCAATTTAGCGGATAAGTTGCGTGGATCAGCGGTATTTAAAGTTGCAACACGAATCCAACGATATGCAAAACCAGCCTCTTTGTCAGGCTCAGGGAGAAGCTCCGGTTGCTGCCACTGCTTAGGGCGCTCCGTTAATTCTCTGTTTTCCAATTCGCGTGTTAATTTGTTACTAGCCATCTTAGGCCTCCAATTTTGTTAGTTCACGGGCGTACTGCTCAGGGGTAAGACCTAACTTCTTCGCTAGGGCTACTTGCGTATTACTTAACCGAATTTTCTTCGGAGCTGTACTGCGCGAGGCCGGAGCCACTACCGTGCTTGATTTCGGCTTAGAAGTTTTCTGTGGTTCTTCAGTCCTACTTTCCTTAACTTCTTCCACTTCCTCTTGATTGTCCTCAAAAGACTCTGGAAAACGGCGACGCATTGTTGTGTCAATAGCATCGTAATACTCATCCGAACCAATTGGTACCCCGGTTCGTTTTAACTTCTCATGCAATCCTAACGCTAAACTAGTCATTTCTTCGTCTTGACCGAACCAACTGTTAGTTTCTTGCCAAGCCGCAGCACGTTTGTCAGGTCTAGGATTAGGTTGCTGTTGATTGCTTTGTACCTCATTTCCTTCAACTTCGACAGGTTTTTTGTAAATTGGGTTGTGATTCTCCAATTTATCTACCTTAATCTTAGCCATAGTTAGGCGTTCTTGTGCATCGACTAATTGATCTGAATCCCCTGCATCGTAGGCATCTTTATATGCTTTTTTAGCTGCAGCTAACTCCAAAACGGCTGTTTCTTTAGAAGCGCTAACGTATTCCTCTTCACCAGTGGAGAGCTTAGACTTTAAACTCTTGTTCTCTTCCATTAGTTTTTTAGCAATAGCAATAGCTTCTTGTTGCTCTCTTTGAGCAGAATCAGCACGTCGGCGCTCATCGTGCCAGACTTTTTTCATCTTAATCAGCTTATCTTTAGCTTCAGAACTGTACTTATCTAGTTCATCAACTTCTACCTCAAGCTTCTTGACAGTTTCCTTATCAATCGGTTTACGGTTGCGATCATCTGGTGGGGTATCGTCTTCAATCTCGATTTCGATATCTGGTGTTTCTTGCTCCATTTGGGGTTTTACTTCTTTTTCCTCATCTGGGAAGGTAAATTCTACTTGATCCATGTCTTACTCCTTAAATAAACTTACGTTTGATTCCTCTTGGGTCTTCAACAACTGCTTCAACTGAATCATCATTAATGATCCTGAATTCGCGGTCATGAATTACCAGACGGGTTCCTGCATTGGGACGGACTAAAACAAAATCACCTTGTTTGCACCAGGGACCGTTTGGGAACCTTTCTTTATCAGCGTAACAATCTGGGCCTAAATCCACAATAAAAAGAACTGTGGTTAAAACTTCATCATGTCGGCGGGTTTCGTCCGCTTTAATAATGCCGCTTTCGAATGCTTCCTCAGTTTCGGGGATAGCACATAGAATTCTGTAGCCAGAAGGTTTAGGGAGTTGCTTTGCTTTGTCTTGCGAAGCTTTGTTCATAATTGCTGTTAAATCTACTGCTTGGGATAAATCTAGATTACTCATCGTCAGAGTGCTCCAAGTTTTTACGAAGGTCTAATATATTTAGACGGGCGGTTAGCAGACCCTGTATCTCACCGCACATCCGTTGGTATCCAGCATAGTCTGGGACAGTGCCTTTACCGAGGGACTCCTGTAGAATCCCCACTTTTTCATCTATTTGATGTAATAAATGATTCAGTCCTTTTTCAAGCATTATTCACCTTTCTTAGGTTTCTCTACTTTGTTTGATTGACCTGCTATATGCTTAGCCAATATGTCACGTTTTTGTTTTTCTGTTTCGTGACTATGGGTAGCGGATTGTTTAGCAAAATCGGCTTGTGCTTTTTCTTGAGACTGCAGAACTTGTACTGCTGTTCTTGCTTGCTCGGCTGTAGATTGAGAATTAATACGCTCGCGCTCAATGTCAAGTTGCTCTTGTTTGAGCATTGCATCAGTTTGATCTTTTCTCTCTTTACGGGCTTGGTCAGCAGCTTTAATCTGAAGTTCGGCTTGTTGCATTTGAACAATCGGATCTTGCGCCTGTTGTTGCGCTTTTTGTTGCTGAGCTTGCTGTTGGTTTTGTTGCGTCAATTGAACTGCTGCTTGAGCCAACATCGGTGCCAAACGAGCTTCAACTTCTGGGTCCATGTGGAACGGTTCACCAGACTCATCTTGCATTGGAGGTAATGACATACCTAACTTCTGCTCAATCTCAACACGGTACTGCATACCTAAGTGCTCTTGTACGTGAGCCATCAGTGCTGCTTCGATCTGAGGTTTCATTGGGCTTTGTTGTACCAACGCTTGAATCTTTGGATCTTGGGCCATAGACATATGAACGGCAATATGCGCTGCATGGTTTTGACCTACAAACGCTTTGACAGGTTTGTTAGTTAAGAAGCTTTGATTCTCTGTTACTGGGTCTTCTGGCTTCTGGTCATCTGCCATCGGGACAAGTTTCGCTGCATCCTTAATGCCGAGGACATCGAGCATCTGCCTGTGTAAGAGTGGGAGGTTATAAAGTTGAGGCGCTTGTTGAGCCAATTGGAGAACTGCTTGGTACTGAACGATCTTCTGCGCCATTGTAGCTGCATTCGGGTCAGAAACCGGGATAACGTCAACGTTGTCATAGTCCGACTTTTTCGCGCGTGGCGAACCTTCGACAGGCTCATAGCTATACTCATCAGGTGTAAACTCCGCAATAATTTTCTTTAAGAGTTTGAACTCTTGTTTCATTGAGTAGTGGATGCGAGCCTGAATAGCTGACATCACTTTGAGTGTGCGCTCTAAAATAGCCAGAGTAGTTCCAACTGGAGAATTAGCTGACATGTCAGCAATCTTCATATCACCAGCAGAAGCAAACGCACGACCTTCTTGAATAATCTTATCAAGCAATCCAGCTAAGACTTGGCTAGGCTCCTTGTACGGGAGTGGCATTACGTTGTCTTTCATTACACCAGACGGTACATCTACGTCACGGAATTCGCCTGGGGCTATCGGTGTGTCGTCGCCTTTGATTCGCAAGCCACGGGTTTTAAAGCCACCTGGCAAGTTTGCAAGGGAACCCGCATCCACGAGCTGACGGAGGATTGAAGTACCAGATTTAGCGAAAGCGCCAATAAGGTGAATAAGACCAAAGCAATAAAAGCCAAAGCCTGGAATATATCCATAATGAACGAAGTGCTGTCGTTTTTGTTGTTTGTCATCTTCAGGGTCCCAGTTACGACGAATAGATAGAACAGTATTGCTGCCCTTCTCAATAGTCACTACATACGGTAGACCGATCCCGGTCTCTTCACCATCTTCATCTTTGTGCTCGTATCCTGGCAAGTCCAAGTTCACGTGCATTTCTAAAACTTTATAGCGATCATCGGATGACGCACGGAAGCCTAACTTCTCAGCAATTTTCTTCTCAACTTCATCAAGAACGTTATCAGGTGTGCCTAAATCTACATCACGATAGAACCCAGCTGCTTGCAAACGATTCATCTCGTTCTCAGTCTTACGCATGATGTGAGTTACACGATCTGCTGTCTCAAGAGAAGACGCACCATAAGGCACTACCATATCTTCAGCAGGTACATACATAGAAACTTGACGACCTAACGCAGGATCAATGTACACTTTCTTAAACGCATTACCAGCAAGACCCAAGCCCCATAACATACGCTCATGCTCAGGACGGTACTCTTGCATTAAATCGGTTAACTGATAGTTCATGTCATCTTTGACACGTTCTGCGGATTCTTTTTTCTCTGGGGTTTCTTTACCAATGATCTGAGTCTTTACTGGACCAGCTGCAGGGAATGTAGCCATCATTGTTTCGGATTGGAACTTTACGATTGCCTCTCCAAGGATCGGATGATACACACCACACGCGCCTTCCCAAGGTTCACTACGCTCTTCAATCTTCATACCAAGAAGTTCAAGACCATCAACGTATGTTTGGATCCAATCTTTTCTTGACGCTAAGTCAGATTCAAAGTCACCAATCAAATCACCAGCAAGTTGTGCTAACTCACCTTCATTCAAAGACTCAGCTAAGTTTTCTGAAAAGTCATCTTCCTCTTCAGGTTCAATCTCAATCTCTAAACCATCCATACCAATCGTTACTGCTTCTGGATCCTCAATCTCGATCTCGATCTCAGGTTCGCCTACACCTAATGCCTCAAGTCCTTCAGGAGCTGCGTAGAGTGCTTTGTCAATGTTTGTTGCCATAATTTACCTATACGTTGTAATAACCGCGATTGCGGCTAGATTTAAATTCTCTTACTTCATCTTCCTCGTCCGACGGTAATCTGATAAAACCACCCTTACGATATCTCAGCATAGCTTGCGACATGCTATCGACTAGGTCATCATGCTCCCCCGAAGGAAACGACGCTACTTCTTCAACCAATTCTTCAGCCCAGTGTGTGTTCGGGACCCATACATGACCAGACGCAAAAATATCCGCCACCGCGTTTAGTCTCGCAATTTTATCATTACCTCTACTAGGAGTATACTCTTGGACCGGAATTCCCATAGCCCTTAATTCAAAAACAAGTGGCGCTCCTGACGCTTTAGCCTCCACAATCAACGCATCTGGCTCCCATTCTTTGTACTCTTGCTGCGCCCGCTGCTTTAACTCCGGAAACTCCATACGCTTTTTAAACGCATTGAGCAAAATAATGTTAGCCTGCTCACGCCCCGTATCATCCGCTTTATAAAACACGCCCCAGGTAGTACACGCCGAGTAATCGCTACGTTCTGTCTTTAAAAACGCCGTATCCCAGCTTTGTATGAGGAATTCACAGTAAGGAGGGTCTTCTTTCTCCCAAACTTTCCACCATTCACGCTTAATAATCGCATTTACGTCTGAGGTTGGCTGCTGCATGTACTGCGCCATCCATTTTCCGTTAGGAAGTTCCTGATGTAAGGCTTCTAGCTCCGCTTTTGACCAAAATTCAGGCCACAGAGGGTTCCCAGACGGCAAAATTGCAGGAAATTCAATGACTTCCCACGTTTCTCCGCTTCTTTGAGCCGCACTTTTCAATACTTGTCCCGTTAAATCCCGTTTTGACCACCGTGTCATAACAATTACGATGGCTCCGCCCGGTTGTAGACGCTGACGAGGACCTGATGTGTACCATTCGTGGGTTTTATCGTAGACTTCTGGGTTCAATTCGGCAATCGTAGCCTCTTGCTCAGAGTGTGGGTCATCAATAATCAATAAGTCTGCACCTTTTCCCGTAACCGCACCCCCAACACCGATAGCGAAATAGTCACCACCCTTGTTAGTAGCCCAACGACCCGCTGCTTTAGAGTCAGACTGGAGTGCAACGTCTGGAAAAATGTTCTTATATACGTCCGAATCAACTAAGTTACGTACTTTACGACCAAAGCCTACAGCCAATTCAGCAGTGTGAGATGTTTGAATGACTTTCTTACCAGGGTATTTACCTAGAAACCAAGCAGGTAGTAGGTATGAGGCGAACTCGCTTTTCGTATGGCGCGGAGGCATGTTGATAATCAGCCTTTTACACTCCCCATTTGCCACCCTTTCGAACGCCTGAGCCATCTTGACGTGATGCCGACCATGAATAAAATTAGGCCAGACGTAGTTAACGTAGGTCATGAAATTGTCTTTAGCTTCTTCTTGGGCAGTAATATCACTGCGCTCTTCGAAAAGCTTTCCTATCTTCGCTCTTATCTCTGGAGGAAGTTTGTCTTTGTTAGCTTGTAGAAGTTTTAGTTGCTCAGGGCTTATCGAAGTCATCTACGATCTCTTCTGCGGTGGGGGGACCGTTATCTTCTATGCGGTGGAGGTGTTCGGGGTTTGGGGGGTTTTCTTGTGCATCTGGGTCAGGCAAGCCTAACTCTGCATTGGTCATTTCAAGCAAGCTGCGTTCTTTAATCACGTCATCTAACTCGGTATCTTCTACCGCTGGGACTACATCGCCTAGGTATTTTTCTAAGATAGTGCTTAGTTCTGCGTCTACTTCTTCGATGTTTCTATGCTTTACATTAACTTCAATGCGCTCACTAAACAATCCAACTGATCCGACTTTACCAAGCAGTTCTAAAGCTTTGAGCCTTATACGGGCATCTTCATCGATGGTTTCTAATAGGAGTTTGTTTGTAACATAGGAGCGGAGGCGACTAGAGGCGTTGAGTAAGTCCCTGTCATATTCGGATAGTATCGCTTCTAAATGCACTAGCGACCCCGCATTCTTTTCTGAAATCTTTAGCGGAGCGTTAGACGCTGCAACACCTCGGGCCTTTACCCGGTCTTCTTCAGTAATTTCTACTTCGCCACCAAGGGCAACGATTTCTTTAATTGTCTCTACTGCTGCTTTAGCCCGCTCTCTGAATTGCTCAATCTCTTCCGGTGTTGTATCGAAAGGAAAAGGTATTCCAGATTCTGGCTCAATCACTATAGGCATGTCCGCCCCGTATAGTTTGTCATTGGTTGGAGTTTAACATGGTTTTATTTTTTACGAAGCGAGGATTTGGGGTTCTAAGTATTTCTCGTCGTAATGATGTATTCGGTGGCAGTTAGCGCACAGCACTATGCACTTCTTGATTTCTTCGTGGGCTTTCTTGTACTGACCGTTCGACGCAAGTTTATATACGTTGTCGGTTTTTGTGCTTGGATCCTCGTGGTGGAAGTCCAGAGCTGCTGGATGGGAGAAGTTGCAGTTAGTGCACTTAAGTCCGGATTTAAACTCTACCCAGTCTTCTCTACGTTTCTTCCTAGTACCTTTGTTGCGTAGTTTTATCGCATCTTGGTTCTGTACGTAATGCTCACGGCTGTACTCTGCGTGCTTTCTTTTTCTTACTTCTGGATCCTTGTAGGGCATCGGGTTCTACTTTCCTCTTCCAATAAAGCGCGTTTTTAAAAGACCACGGAGTATAAGGCTCGTACAACTTAAATCCGCAGTTGATTAAACTATTAGAGGAAGCAGGGTTATCTGTAGTGTCCGTAATTAACCAATTCCAACCCAGCTCTTTTGCTTTCCGAATTCTTACTGATATTAAACGTTTTTGTAGTCCGTGTCCAGTGTAACCTTGCATTACACCAGCTCTACATAAGTAACCTGTATCTGTCCATTTGATCGAGCGGACCAAACCCGCAAAAC